CAAGCAGCTTAACATTAATCGCGGTGACGTTTCGGCAGTTAACTTCGGGGCTAATCCGTTTACCAGCATTGCAGCTCGTGCTGCTGACTGGCTGGAAGATCTCGAACATATGCCGGAAGTTGTCGTGCGTGAGGCTTTCAACAGGCTGCATAGGCGCGGCGATGCCATGGTGCTCGTTCCTGAAATTCGGGAAGCGGCAGAGATCGTAATTAAGCGCAATGCAGAAATGTTCGCCAATGTCGCAAAGGCACATTCAGATGCCCAGCGCGTTCTGGACGAAGCGGAAGAAGAACTTGCGTCGGCTCCTAAGCCTACTAATACCCGTTCGGCAGCCGCAGCTATGCGCGAACTTAAGGCTATTAACAAGAACTATCGTGCACAGCTAGACCAGCTTGAACGATCCGCAGAACTTGACTAATTTTAAAGTGGCAATCAGACCGCTTATTTATTGACGGTAATCAGACCGTCTTCCGGTGCAGATCACACCGGCTCTCCGAACGGACATACACGCAAATCAGAGCGAATGCGCGTTCAATCCCTTAATAGGCAAAAGGCTTATTAAGGTTTAATTCCAAATTACGGAAGGTATTCGCTCTTATGAATATTAAGGAACTTGTCGCTTCCATGGAGATTGAGCTGGAAGCGGCTCAGCAGCGGGAAATGCGCGCCCGCAAGGAAATGGAGCTTATTCTAGCTACCACTCAGCAGGAAATGCGCACCGACCTGACTAACGATGAGGATGTACGCTTTGACTCGCTCAAGGAAACCGTACAGAATTCTCGCGTTGATCAGGCGTCCATTCAGCGTAAGCTGGCTAAGGCACGTCAGGTACAGGCCGATGAAGCTCGTACCGATGATGACCTGACCCATGCTACTACGCCTGCGGGACTTCCGCAGCGTGACGCTACAACTCAGCGTGCCAGCGTCAGCGTCGGCCATGAGGAAACTACTTATCACAAGGGCAATGACCCGACTGGTAAGATGTTCCTGAATGACGTTGTTCGCCAGTTCACGACTAACGACGCTCGCGCCGCTGGTCGTCTTCAGTCGCATATGCGTGAGGAACAGATTAATCGCGCCAATGCGGGTATGGAACTGCGTGTCGGTGAAGTCGGTACTTCGGCTTTCTCCGGTCTGGTTGTTCCCCAGTACCTTATTGACATGGTTGCACCGGCAGTTGCCAACCTGCGTCCATTCGCAGATATGTGTAACTCGCATCCTCTGCCTGCTTCGGGTATGTCGCTGAACATCTCGCGTATTACAACCGCTTCGGGTACCGCACTACAGGCATCAGAATCGACCGCAGTACAGGCTACGCCTATGGACGATACTCTGCTGACCTTCAACGTGCAGACTGCTGCTGGACAGCAGACTATTTCACGCCAGGCAATTGAGCGTGGAACTGGTATTGAAGACGTTGTTATGCAGGATCTTTTCCGTCAGTACGCAACTAGCCTTGACAGCACTCTGCTGAACCAGGCTTCTACTGGTCTTGACGCAGTGGGTAACGCTACTACTGCCATTACCGTAGCAGACGTGCCGACGATTTATTCCGCGATTATGGGTGCGGCATCTCAGAGTGACACCGCTACTCGCGGGCTGGCGCATCCGACTCACGTCGTTATGCACCCTCGCCGCTGGTTCTGGCTTCAGTCGCTTCTGACTAGCACCTGGCCTGTGTTTACTCAGCCAGGCATCGAGCCTGCTGCCCAGGCTGCGGGTGCTAATAAGGCTACTCCGTATAACCAGGGTATGAGTGGTGTCATGCCTAATGGTATGCAGGTTGTAACCGACGCGAACGTGACTACTGTTGCTCTTGCCGGTGCCCCTACGGGTGGTACCCAGGACCACATTTTCGTGGTTCCGCAACAGGAATGTCACCTTTGGGAAGATGCCGGGGCTCCTGTTTACATCAGGGCTGAACAGCCTGCGGCAGCATCTCTTGGAGTGCTCCTAGTTGTGTACGGTTACTTCGCCTACACTTACCAGCGTTACGGGCTGGCAATTCAGAAGATCAACGGTTCTGCCCTGGCAGCACCTTCGGGATTCTAAGTTGTATTTTGATTCTTGGAATCATTCGGTTGTGCTGGGATTCGTTCCAGCATTTCCGTGTGGCTCAAAGAATTGAGACGTTATGAAAATCATGTTTTGTTATGCTGATGTTCCCGATGCTAGATCGGCCGCAGCAATTCTCAAGTACGCATCTCAAGCAGAATTCGTAGAAACTCCTGGCCTATTCGGATACAACGAAGCTATCGCATCCCGGTGGGGCCAAGACGATCTAGTCGTTATCGAGGGCGACAAAGAAATCACCTCAGACACAATACCATCCTTTGAGGATTGTGATGAGCCGTGGTGTAGTTACGGCTATTACAATTATCCCGAACCTCACCGCGCTTATTGTAGCACAGGTCTTGGATGCACTAAATTCTCTCTTGATTTGCAGCGGCAAATTCCAACATCTGCCTTTTGCCGTTCCGATATTGCGGGTATGGTTTGCCCTGATTGTAATGGAGCCGGTTGCTGGCGATACCTGGATACAAGAATCGCGTTTGCAATTCTCGCTAGCTGCATTACGTTCTCGCCTCATGTTCACGGCGAGGTTATTCATCATCATACATATGCGCCCGACTGGGCAGCTCTTAGAGGTTTGGAGTAGTCAATGGCTAAATTTATTCTCACGTCCACCGATTCAGCACTAAACTTGGATTACATTACGGCGGTATCGGTTAGCGGTTCCGACGTAGGTCTAACACGAGACGTAGCTTCCGCTGGTGGATCATCTACGATTACAATTACTTGCGCCAATGCAGCAGAAGCACAAAAAGTTTTTGTGGCAATTACGCAAGCTTTCGATCCCAAATCGTCTTGATTCAGGATTACCAATTAAAGTTGATGTCTCGAAAGGACTAACGAATGACCGCTTTTACCGACAACCTTTATGAAAAGTGGCTAGAAATGACACTTTTCGGAAACCCCGCTGTGAACAATCCCGGTAAAATCGCGGAGATTGTGCAGTTCCTTAGCCTGAATTCTATTACTCCGACTAACACAGGATTCCCTACCGCGTTCGTTCTGGGAACTGGTCAGGCAACCAACGCAGATACGACCAATACTTGGGATTCAGGTCTAGCAGAGCCAAAGACCACACCCGTACTTGTGCGAGTCGTAACAACTATTGGAGCTACCCCAACTTGCACCTATACCATTAACGGGTCTAATGATAACTCGTCTTTCGCCCCGCTTAACTATGCGGATATCGGATCACTGGGTACCGTTACTGCTGCACCGTTTGTGATTACCACTGCGACTACCGCAGTAAAGATGATTCCGGTCGGCCAGCGATACCGATACATCAAGGTCACGTACTCTCTGAACACGAACGTAACTAACTCTGCCGATCTACTCAAGCTAGGTTAATGGCGACATTAACCGTTAAGGATAATTAACATGGCAAACGAAGACCCGCGCATCGCGCCGCTACGACGCAAGCTCGAAGCCACTCAGGAGCCCGCTAAGAAGGCAGAACTTGCCGTGGTACTCCGAGGGCTAGGATTCGATCCTGACGCCGCAGATGAAGTCTCAGCGGCTCCCAAGGGGCGCTCAGCTCCTAAGCGTGAGACTACCGAAGACACTAGGACCAAGGACCCTGACGCCAAGTCGCGTCCCGCTCGTCCCGCCGCTAAGCCAGCCACAAAGGCAGCCGCTCCGAAGACCGTAGACAAGGGTGGAAAGTAATGCCAGCAACGACACCTCCAAAGGGTAAGCCCACGCCATCGCGCAGCGCTCAGCGAAAGGCTCGAAAGCGAGGATTGCCGCATGAATTGCAGGAAAGGTCTACAATTGTTACGGGTGCGGATTCCGATAAGCCCGAAGTGCGAGACATTTCCGGTTTTGGGGTTGTTCCGCCGCAAGATATCGTTGGCTACGGCAGCATCACTCTCCCATCTATTACCGCAAACCCTGATAAGGAATAATCAATGACTGCATTTTTCGGAACAGGAGCGAGCAACGCCGTCCGTGCGGCGCTAGACGCAATCAAGGTACTGCCTAACAGCGGTCATCTACTCATTACCACAACAGCCGCAGGATCAGCGGACCCTGATGGTACAATTCCGTCTGGTGCGGCAGTTCTTGCGGACTTCACATTTAGTGCTACAGCATTCAGTACCCCCGACGTTACGGCCGGGTCTTTCTCGACTAAAACAGAAACCTGTACTGCTAGCTTCTCGGCTTCTACGGTAACTGCATTGCAGACTGGAACAGCCGCGTCTGCGTATATCACTAACGCCGGTAAGACCGTGTGTTACTTCACTTGTTCGGTTGGTACATCTGCCACGGACATTATTTTCAACTCCGTTGCATTCAGCTCTGGTGCTAACATCACGCTTTCCAGCTTCACGCTTGTAATGCCACAGTAAGGGGATTCATATGTCTGGTTACAAGCCTATTGGCACCGAACTTCTGTTTGCTACCTACAGTGCGGCTACTGTCAGCACTCCTACGGCGGGAGCGGCTACAATTACGGCAGGGTGGCCAGCTATTATCCTCCAAGCCGGGTACATGAGTAACGTAGGAGACTGGACTAGTAGTCTTAAGTGGAAGATGGGCGGATTTATGACCGCTACGGCTACGGTACCTACGTGGTCGTTCGGCCTAGCTATTTCCACATCTAACACATTCTCGGCTGCTACTCCGCTGGCAACCGCTACGCTGGCTTCAACTCCTACTGCTGGGTCTTGGTCTTGGAAGATGGAAGCGGAAATTGGACTTCGTACTCTGGGCGGACCTGGCACTACTTCCACTCTGGTATGTCACGCGGCTGTTGATGGCGGGGCATTTTCGGCCAACTTGCAAACGTCTCCTGCTGGCTCCGGTAATGCCCTGATCACCACCTACGATAAGAACATTAACTACTGGCTGTGGCCTTACCTTACGCTAAGCGCGGCTACGGCAGCGAATACCGTAACAGCCCAGTACGGTAAGCTTTACGGTGAAAACTAATGGCGGGTACGCTTAACATTCCGCTCACAACTCTGCCAACCGGGACCTTTGAATTCGGCCCGGCATCGGTAGCGGACCCTGATTCTGTGGCGGTACTGACAATTGACAGGACAGTAGCTAACGGCTTCAATGCTAAGACTACTGCAACTACCTGCCAGATTGCCGTTCACCAGTCTAATGATGCCGGGGCTACGTGGAATTTGCTAGCGTCTGCTACATTTCCTGGGGGCGTCTCAAGTAATCATGCAGGTCAGATTAATTTGAGCGCTATTGGCGTACGGTTCTGGCCGGGCACTGGTCGTCTAACACGAGCAGAGGTAATCATTGGCGGTACATCAGTAGCTATTCAGGGTACGCTCACCGTTAGCTAATAACAGGGAGGGCAGTGCTCGTGGCAGTTACCTATGATGCCGTAGGACCCGGCGCAACGGGCAAGGCGTGGACTACCAGCCCCGGTACCTGGGTGCATGTCAATAACGGCAATGCTATTATCGTTGCCCTCACAATCTTTACCGGAGGCGCTAATACCGTCACAGGGGTTACCTATGGCGGGGTCTCGCTAAACTTGCTAGGCTATCAGACTAGTGACGGTGGCGGTGCCGGTGGCGTCGTCTTCTACGGGTTGGCTGGACCCACAGTTCCTACAGGCAGTAACACGGTTTCAGTCTCGACTTCCGAAGCTAATAACCACAATGGCGGTTCAATCAGCCTTGCCGGGGTTGGCTCTTTCGGAACGCTTACCAGCACGCAGGGTACTGGCGTAACCTCACTCACGGTTTCCGTGCCAGGAACCACGTCCGGTGGAATGATTGTCACGGCGGTTTGCTCTGGTAGTATCGGAACTTATTCAGGTACAAACAGCGTTACGATTCGGTGGCAGCTCAGCAGTTCTAGTAGTAGTGGTGCTGACAACGGAACTGAAGGTACTGTAGCTTCTGCGGGGGGCGCTCAGACGGTAGGTTTCAGTAGTACCGCTTCGGGCGATGACTGGGGAATTGTTGCAGTTGAGGCACTGCCTTCTGCTGGTGGTACCAGCACTGTTATGCCCCAGCAACGTTTCAGAAAGTCTAGGGGCAGGAATAACCAGCGCCGACGCCAGCAAGTTATGCAGGTCGGTGCCGCTTCGGCAGACGTTACTGGCACGGGAAGTTCTGCGACTAAAAAGCCTGCCGCTTCCGGCACTGGCACAGAAGAATTCGCAGCTACCGGCGCACCTCGCGCTAAGAAGCCTGCTGCGAGCGGTACGGGAGTTGAGCAATTTACAGCTACCGGCAGTTCTTCTATTAAGAAGCCCGCTGCATCTGGTACAGGCACCGAAGAATTCGCAGCTACCGGCGCACCTCGCGCTAAGAAGCCTGCGGCCAATGGAACTGGAACTAACTTCTGGGCTACTGGTAGTTCTTCGATAAAGAAGCCCGCTGCTAATGGTAGCGGCACTGAGACATTTACGGCGACAGGTTCATCGAACGCTAAGAAGCCAGCCGCAGCCGGAACTGGAACAAACTTCTGGGGCTCCGGTAGTTCAAACGTTAAGAAGCCTGCGGCTAATGGAACAGGCGTCGAGGTATTCACCGCGACGGGTGCTCCGCGTGCTAAGAAGCCCGCTGCGGTAGGAACTGGTACGATCTTTAACGGTTCGGGCAGCGCGAGCATTAAGAAGCCTGCGGCTAGCGGCACGGGTACAGAAACATTCACCGCTACTGGTTCGTCAAATGTAAAGAAGCCTAGCGCTTCTGGCACTGGTTCAATCCCAGGCATTTCGGGAACTGGCAGCGCAAGCATAAAGAAGCCTGTTGCATCTGGTACAGGCGTTGAGGCGTTTACGGCGACAGGTTCGTCTAACGTCAAGAAGCCTAGCGCTTCTGGAACAGGTACAAACTTCTGGGCTACGGGCAGTTCGGCTCTCAAGAAGCCTGCTGCGTCGGGTACCGGCGTCGAAACCTTCACCGCAAACGGTAGTAGTTCTATCAAGAAAATTGCTGCGAGCGGTACCGGGACTAACACTCCCGCAGGATTCACGGGTACCGGCCAGATTACCTGTAAAAAGATTAACGTTTCTGGTGCTGGCGTCGAAGTCTACACGGCTACCGCAGCCGTTAACGCGAAGAAGCCTGTAATTTCGGGCACTGGCTCGATTCCGGGCAACTCTGCTACTGGCAGCGCGACGGTCAAGAAGCCTAGCGCAAGCGGTACAGGTTTGGCTGGTGCTATCGGCAGCGGTTCTGCCACTGTTAAGAAGCCAGCCGCTAACGGTACGGGCGTTGAGCAGTTTACTGCAACTGGGAGTAGCAGGGCTAAGAAGCCTGCTGCGAACGGAACAGGCAACGCGGGCGGGCTGGCCGGAACTGGTTCGGTAACAGCTAAGAAGCCTGCGCCTCATGGTACGGGCAGCGAATCCTGGTCTGGTGCTGGCGGCGTTATCGTCAAAAAGGCTACGTTGCTGGCTAGCGGATCTCAGCAGTTCTTGGGTTCTGGTAGTGCGAGGCTTAACAAGCCGCAAATCTCCGCGATTTCACTGTCGTTTGGAACAGGCACACAGGGGGTTGTTCATCCCTATCATGCAATTGTTGCAGGCAGTGGTGAAAAGGGCGCAACTGTAACCCACGGTGCTAAATCCCATACGACCGTGACCGAAACAGATAAGGCAAGGGGCGCTGTGTCCGGTAAAGTTAAGACATCGAGTAAGGTAGCGGGTGAGACATAATGGCAGCAATCGAAACGGGAGAATCCTATACTTCCACTTTTGTTCTAACGGACGTAAGCGGGAACTATATCGATGCTACGGTTACGCTCACCGTTACCTTGCCTAATCAGACAACCGCGACGCCAAGCATTACGCATGACAGCTTGGGTCACTACCACGTCGATTACACATTGGCGCTGGAAGGGTTGTATAAATTCCAGTGGACTTCAACTGGGCCGTCTACCTCTAAGACTGACTATGTTCCCGTTGTTTCATTCAGGTCTGTCGTAAGTATCGATGACGTTAAGGCGTTTATCAACTTCGGCAGTTCTACGTCCAACGAAAAGGAATCCTTGCTACGTCAGGTCATGATGGCAGTAACGGAAATGATTGAAGAAGTGGTAGGCACTTGTGTCATCCGAACCTTTACTAACGAAAGGGTTCCCGGCGGATATACCGCAATGGTATTGAAGCTGTCGCACGGGCCATTGCTTAGCGATACTTCGCTTACTTCACTCAGCTCCGTCAGAATTAACGGGCCTACGTGGACTCAGGCCAATAACGATTTCATTGTTTATCCAGATAGCGCCACGGTCGAGCTGCAATCTCAGCAGCCGTTCTATTACGGACCGTGGAAAGCAACCTACACAGCGGGGCGAGCGGTGATCTCACAGAAGATTCAGCTTGCCGCGCTTGAGATTTGCTACGATATGTGGTCCACTCAGCGGCCTTATGGTGCGGATCAGCTTGAGCCCGGACCTAACGAAACTGCTAACTGGGAAGTTCTGGTCAATACGTACAAGATCCCGCCGCACGCTATGGCGATGCTGTCGGGTGAGGAAAGGCCAGGGTTCCGCTAATGCCATCATTGCATTCTACGGCTATTGACGACGTAATTGTGTGGCTTGTTTCAACCCTTGATACGGCGCTAACCTATCCGGTATTTGACGGGCCTCCTACAAGTTTGCCTGATAGGGATCAAATTAAGTTTGTAGTAATCGGGGCAGAAACACCATTGGAAACTGGCGAGGAAGCTGCCCCGGTTAACGCCGCAAACATGAGTCAGGTTTACAAGGGCCTGGGCGGTAAAATTCGTGAAGAAGAAATGAATATCAACTGTGTGGCGGTTGGCAAGACCACCACAATTGCAGCGGCGAGAGCTTTGGCGGTAGGCGTTATTGACAACGTATCTACAAATCTTGGTTTTCATCCCGGCACACTCGATACCTGGAACGCTCTAGTTTCGGATGTTGTCGATACACGATCATTGAATGTACCTGGTGGCGCAGTGGTACAAATGCAATTCGTTATTACTGTTCGCGCCAATCTATCGTAAAGGATTTACATAATGCTAAAGCGTTATATCGGCCACCAGAGTCCGGTTTCGATCGTTCTCAATGGCGAAGATTTTGGTTACGTCGAAACGGGCGATTCAATCGCGGTTCCTGACGAGCTAGCTAACTCCCTTTCCTGGCCCGAAGATAACTGGGCTGACGGTGCAGCTAAGGCTAAGGCTAAGCCCAAGGCCAGCACTGCTGACACAAGTGACAATAAGAATGACGAAAAGAGTGGTGAATAATGGCGACCGGATCAGGGCTTGATGCCCAGCTAGGTACTAAGACTGAAACTACGGTCGGTACAGTTCTTGCACCAGATCATTTCTATACATTCAATAGCGCGGAACTGGCTTTTGACCCGACCTATCTGGAAGGTGACGGAATTCGGGCGACTAAGACTTTCAAGTCTGTTAACCAGGTCGCTATTTCCCGAAGGGCCGCATCGGGTAAGATCGAACTACCGTTCATGTTTAAGGGCATGTCCTGGTGGATGCAGCATGTCCTGGGTGCTACTCAGACTCTCGCGGTTGTTCCTACCGGCACTCTTGCCTTTGAGGGATATTTCACTCCCGGTGGTCTTCGCGGTAAGTCTTTCTCGACCCAGCTTGGTAAGCCAGAACCTATTACGGGAACTGTCCAGCCGTTTAACTACAATGGCTGCAAGGTTACCGACTGGGAAATTGCCTTTGAGGATAATGCTAACACCTTGCTGTCGATGTCTGTTGACGCATGGAATGAAGCAACCACTCCTGCCCTTTCAGCGGCTTCGTATATCGCGAGTAACCCGCTGTATAACTTTGGTCATGTGTCCTTGTTTGAACTGGGCGGAACCTTCACTACTGCTGCGGGTAAAACCACTGTATCGAGCGCTACTGCGGTAACGTCGGTAGTCAGTAAGCTCTCCCTTGCGGGTAAGAACACGCTGTCAACCGAGCGGTACGGACTGGGCAATGCGGGAACTAAGAAGGAACAATTCCAGATCGACTTTACGGGTATTACCGGAACGTTTGAAGCGGAGTACAACGAATCCGAATTTCAGGCTGCTTTCCGGGCGGGTACTACTACCGGGCTGCATATTAAGTCGGTTAGTCCTAACTTTATTGAGGGCTCTACTCCCTATACCCTGGAAATCCATATCCCGACCGTCAAGATTACTAAGGCACCGGCCACTGTTTCAGGTCCCGGCCTTGTATCTGTCTCGGGAGAATTCATGGTCTACGATCCTGACGACGGGATTAACCCGCCTATCCAGATCCATATTGTCAGCACTGATACGACACTGTAAGCACCAGAAAGGACTACGAGGTTATGCCTCTAGTAACAATCAGGGAATGCCTGAATTGCCAGATTGACCACGAATGGCTCTTTGAGTCGATGACTCTAAAAGAGCTGCGAGTGATTAAGAAGCTGACCGGAATGGGCCAGAAGGCTTTTGCCGAAGCTGGCGATGAAGGCGATCCCGAAGCTCTTGCGGCTCTGATCTACGTTCTTCACAGGCGGGATAAGATCGTTATTCCGTTTGACGATGTAGACCTGGACTTTACGAAGTTCACAATGGAACCGACAGAACAGGAGCTTAAGGAACTGGCAGCCGTAGAAGAAGACGCGGATGAGGACCCAAAAGTAGAGAACGTGAATGGCCTCTAAAAAAGGGTGGGCTAGAAGCCCAGGTTCTGAGTTACGCGGCCGACATCTGGTCCATATTCGGAGTTAACATTCTGGATATCTGGGAGTTGCCCGCTAACGTCTTCTTCGGAATGACACATCAGGTTGACGCACAGCGGAGAGAGGCGAAGAAAAATAGATGAAATCTCTAGTAGAATACATCAAGGCTGGTGCAGAAGTTACCGCTAATGCCGCTCGCCTCTATGCCGGTGTCTGGTCTAAGCGAATGCCCCGCGCTACTCGCGTACACGTCGAGGGCAATAACGTGTCTGTGCAAACTGAAAGTCGTATTGCGCCACAGTCCCGCGCATTTCAGGGTGGCATTCGTCACCCGCTGAACTACCCTAGTCAGACTATGGGCGGGGAAAGGCACTGGGCATCTACGCCTAAGCGGCCTTACATGACGTGGGCTTGGCGCGATACAAAGCATGACATGGAAAAGCAAATGGCCAAATGGGCTGAAGATCTGGCGAAGGAGAAACTGGGATGAGCGAACAGGCTAACGTAGTTCTCCGCTTTTTCACGAAGGGAGATAATTCTGTCTCGGCTATTATGGACAAGATCTCTCTGAAAAAGAAGGAACTGTCCAAGCCTGTTACTGTCCCTATCGACGCCGATGGTAAGCCCGCCACGATCACTATGGATAAGATCAAGGCGGAAGCTGATGCGCTGAACAAGAGGCGTGCAGAATTCGCAATTGACGCTAACGACAACGCGGCTAAGGCCAAGCTTCTTGCTATTGACATGCGCCTTGACAAGCTTAACAAGTACCTGGCCCGACCAGGCGTTGAACTACAAGGGCTTGATAGTACGCTGCTAGGAATTTACCGAATTAACGCAGCACTAGATAAGGTCAACGGAAAGACATCTACCGCCACTGTCAAGGTTAAGACTGACAATGATTCCATCTCCCGATTTCTCGGCGGTGGTAAGGGCGGTAAGGGTGGCGGTGGCGCATTCTCTGGACCGTTCACAGGTATTAGCGGTGTCGGTGCTGGCGGTAGTGCTGCGGCGATCGAGGCTTTGACTAGCCCGGTCGGTGCTGGTGCTGCGGCTCTTGCCCTGCCATTTATTGGTACGGGTGTCGGTGGTGCTGCACTGGGTGCTCTCGGTACGGGCCTAGCAGGACTAGGAATTGCCGGTGGTCTAGGCGCTGGGCAGAGTAATCCGAAGGATGCTGCTGCGGCGAATGATACATTGCACGCCGCATCGCTCAGGGTTATTGCCGATCAGGCAAAACTTAATGCATTGCAGACTAGCGGAAAGGCTACAACTGCACAGCTAGCGTCGGCTCAGGCCGCGCTGGCAAGTGCCCGTGCGTCAAAGACTGGCGCTCAGGAAAAGGTTGCCGATCTCGGACCGCCTATGAGCAAGCAGACTCTTGCGGCTCAGGCAGCATTTAAGACTCTGGCCACTAACGCTAAGAAGAGTCTCCAAACTATCGGTGTGTCCTTTGCACCTGTGATGTCTACCATTTTCAAGGCTGCTAATGTAACCCTCGGGGCACTCACTCCTGTATTCGCTGCGGCAGAAAAGACTATCTCTGGACCATTCCAGCAGGTAGGCACAATTCTCGCAACCTCACTAGCTTCACCTTCTGTCGTAACGGCAGTTAAGGGGCTGGCCACATCGTTTGGTGAATTCCTCAAGGGATTCGCCCCGCAGATTCCCGGCATTGTTAACGCAATTGCTAACGGGATTAATGGAATGGCCACGGCCTTTACGGATCACCCTGGTTTGATTAAGGGAATGGGAAGCGTTCTCGCCTTCCTGCTTAAAATTCCTGGCTTTGTGGCGGGCGCGGTTGGTTCTCTGACTCGCGTTACCGCCTGGCTTATTGGCGGTCTGCCTCATGCGGTGTCGATTGGTCTTGATGCAGCACGCGGATTCTTCATCAACGTAGGCCATGATATCGAAGCCGTCTGGGATGGTGTTTGGAAAAATCTAAAGAGCGCTACCGACACGGGAGCAGGATTCCTTAGTTCTTTCTGGACTACTATCACCGGGCCTTTTAGGGCCGGTTACAATTTCGTAATCGGTATCTTTGAGAGCATCAAGAATTTCATCACTACGAATTTCGATGCGTGGTGGGCCGCAAACGGTGAAGCAGTTATTGCCGTTTGGAATGGCATCTGGATTAGGGTTAAGGAAATTGCCACAACTATTTGGAATGGTATCATACTCGCCGCGCAAGGGTTCTTTGGCGCACTTGCAATTATCTTCCAAACTGGGAAGACTATCATCCTCGGACTCTGGGGTGCTATCTGGCCTATTGTAAAGGCTATTTTCCAGGCAGCTTGGACTGTTATCACTACCGCCGCACAGGCCGGATGGGTGATTATCAAAACGGTTTTCCAGGTCGGATCGGCAGTAGTGCTGGCGATTTGGCAGGCCGCTTGGGCAGTTATTAAACTGGTTTTCCAGCAGGCATGGGCGCTAATCCGTACCGTTATGAAAATCGGATGGGATATTATCGTCGGCCTATTCACCACAGCTCTAAACCTCCTGACAGGACGTTGGGGTGCAGCGTGGAATAGCATCCGAAATATGTTCATTCAGATTTGGAATGCAATGCGGTCCTTCTTGCAGGGCACAATGACCCGAATGTGGAATACAATTGTGTCCGTTTGGAATACCGTAATTGCTTTCTTCCGTACAGTACCGGGTAAAATCCTGAATGCTATCGGCAGCCTTGCTACTTTGCTGCTACAGGTCGGCCGGAATGTTATCGGCGGTCTGTTCAACGGTATTAGGGATGCTCTTTCTAATGTCAAGGACTGGGTTAGCCGCAATATTTTCCACCCTATCCTCGACGCAGTTAAGAATTTGTTCGGAATTAGTTCGCCGTCAACGGTTATGGCTGGAATTGGTGGCCACCTTATTAGCGGTCTGATCAAGGGCTTGATTAGCAGTGATCCTCGTAAGTTTGTTACAAAGGTTTTCGGCAGCTTGCCAAAGGCGCTGGGTGCAATTGTTGGTAAGGGCTTGGTGGCTCTATCACACTTGCCCGCTAAGGCGATGAAGGTGCTTGGGACTCTGGGCGGAAAGATCGGCGGATTCTTTGCTAAGCTATTTGGTGGCGGTGGAGGCGGTGGCGTAGGTCAGTGGATGGGCGTTGTATTGCAGGCGCTCGCATTGAACGGACTTCCCGCGTCCCTTGCCGGTCAGGTATTGCGGCAGATTGCTACCGAATCTGGCGGAAATCCCAATGCCATTAACCTTACAGACATTAATGCTCAGCACGGAGATCCTTCGCGTGGTCTATTGCAGACAATTGGTAGCACTTTTATGGCTTATCATGTGGCGGGAACTAGTAGTAACATTTATGACCCGCTCGCCAATGTAGCTGCCGCTATCAATTACGCAAGGCACGTTTATGGCCCTACTCTT